GGCCGCTGCCGATCCACCAGACGAGCCCGCACCCGGCAACGCGCTGTCATACCCGAATGCTTTCGCCGCCCAGCCGCCCGCCCCGAACGGATCTTGTCGCGCTGGTGCAGACAGCGCCGCTGCGATGCTTGATCGCGGCCCGCCCAAGCGCGACGTCAATCTGTACGCCGCTGTTCGGTTTGGTGTTCCGTATCGCCCATCGAGACGAGCAAGGCCCGTCGACGCAGTGCCTGGTAGCCCTGGCATGTTGCCCCGCATGGCGAGGTTGGGATTGCGCGACGGCAGACCCGGTGCGCTGGCAAAATTCGAGTACGCCCCAAGGCCCGGTTGCGCGAAGTCGCCAACACGGCTTCGGTTGGGATTGCGCGACGGCAGACCCGGTGCGCTGGCAAAATTCGAGTACGCCCCAAGGCCCGGTTGCGCGAACCCAGCCACACCGTACCGGCCCGCCAAGCCCGGCGCCGCCATGTCGCCAACACGGCTTCGGGAAGCATCAGCAAGCGCCGGCCCCGGCGAAAACCCCGCCACACCCAGCGTGCCGTAGGCATCAGGAAATCCGTAGTCTTCAACTCCGACCCGCGCGCCATACATGGCGCCTTGCTTGCCGGCGGTCGACCGCGAGCGATCCACCGATCGCGTTGGTTGGCCAATCTCGCCAAACGCGTCCGCTTTGCCGAAATAATCATTGTCCGTGGCCATGGCGATTGCGCCAAGATCCGAGCTAAGACTTCGCGGTGAGGACCCGTACATCCCCCCGCCGGTCGTAAAGGCCCCGCTTCTGTGATCGTCGTATGCCGTCGAATATCCCGGCTCGATTGCGCCCGGTGGCTGGCTTTCTGCCCAGTCCCGAGCCGCACGAGCACGGTCGTAATAGCTATCCGACATCAGAAAAGCCCTCCGGTTGCCGCGCGCACGCCCGTGGCGCCCAAGCCAAACAAACCGGACATCATTGCGTTGCGCTGGTTTTGTTGCTGATAATACCGGTCCATTTGGCTGTTGTAGCCGTCTTGGATGATCCCGCCGACATTCGTCGGGGCGATTGAGCCGCCCGAAAATCCCTGGAATTGCGGAATATTGACTTGGCTTTGCTGCGCCAGTGCGGCGATCTCATTCAATGGTTGCGACCGCAACGTGACGGCTTCATTGAGTGCCGCATCACGCGATCCGCGATCCGCCTGCATTTCCTGCAACGCAGCGTTTCGAGACTGGATATCAAGCGCAAGCAACGCATCGTTGCGCTGCTGACCCTGGACGGATCGTGCGTTGTCGTAAGCTTCGGACCCATACGTCACGCCTTGCGCCAGAAGCCGATTGCGTTCCTGATCTTGCTGCCGATTGAAATCGTCCTGCCAACGGCCGTACATCGAGTCATAAACGTCGCCGCGATACGCCCCGAACGAGCCGTCACCCTTCATCGATGGCGCGATTTCCGACGCGTCAAACGGCGTCGAAATGATATCGTTCGCCCGGTTCAGCTGCTCAAGCGCAATGTCATTCGACCGGAGCGCGAGGTTGTTTTCCTGATCGTATTTCTGCTGCTCGATCGGTGACAGTTCGGTGTTGATAGAAAAACGCGGCACACTGATGTCATTGCCCGATGCGTCTTTGACCGTCTCCGTTCCGTCAACCGTGCTCGTTGTTGATCCGAACGGGCTTGTCTGCGATGTCGGGTTATTCAAGTACGCCTGCGCAACAGCGGTATTGACATTGCTCAATTGCGTCGCGCTGGCCGTCTGGCGCGGATCGGGCGGCGGCGGGGGGCTCGGCGTTTTCATATTCGGATATCCTCTGGCAACAGCCCCATCACAATTCGTTCCGTGCCGCGCTTGACGCCCTCGACTTCAAACCCAATGCCGCGTGCAAACCGCAAGCACCGCGCATTGTCGCGCGCGATCTCTGCCGTGATGCGCCGCACGCCCAACTGATCGAAAGGATAAGCAAGTACGGTTCGAATAATACCACGCAACGCCTTGGCTGGCGACGTTGCGTAAAGCGCCATGTCAACGTCGTCGCCCAAGTGTTTCGTGAACACCGCACCGAATGCAAGATTGCCGCTCGCGTCTTCCGCGCCAAGCGCCACAAACCCGGCCGGCTTGCCGCCACCCAAATTCTTGCGCACCCATGCTTCGATCCGTTCGTCGTCACCGTGAATGACGCCGTTGACCACAACAATCTCAGACAAGATCGCCAACCTCGAACATCACTTGAGATCCGTTGTATGTGACTTGCTCAGTTGTCGCCATTTGAATAACGAGTGCCAGATGGTGGCCTTTGCCCCGCGCGACCACCCAATTCGAGTTGGCGTTTGACGCAACGCCCCAGCTTGCGACGTCCCACTCGGCCACGTCCCATTCGGGTCCGATTGTCTGATACGCCTGAGCTGAGAAAATATCAGTGTTCGCATCAAAGTTCGAGCGGACGCCGACGTGCGGCTGATATCCGCTTGGCCCGAAGATTTGTGTTCGCACGCGACGCAAAAACTTTTCGCCAAGAGCCCCGTATTGATCAAACCGATGGATGATGGTTGCATTGATTTCGCTGCCATTGTCGGCCGCCCCGCCCATCTTGCAGACCCGGCCATCCGTGGTGCCGAAGTACATATTTGAATCGACGTGTGCCCAGGACGTCGCGTTGAGATCGCGCCATTCGGACCAACCGCCGCCGGTTGTTGAGTACACATACTGGTAGTACGTCGTGCCCGCCGTGATCGGGATATTGACCAGCGCCAGCGCTTTCTCCGGCCATTCAAGGATCTGCCAGCCCGCCACGCTCCGGTTGGACGCGACCGCCTGGAATTCCGCACCGATATTCTCGGTGGCAGCAACGCGCTGCTGATCGGATCGTGCCGCGCTCAACACGCCCGACAATGGTACAACGCCGGTTTCGGTGATGATCCCGACGTCAGAGCCGTATTTGATAGTACAGGAACAGCCGATCGGCGGCGGCAGATAGAATGTCCCGGTCTTGGTCCAAGCCCCCGGATCGGACGGGTCATACCCTGCGTACAGATGGGCCTCACCTGTGGACATGAGGAACAGTACAACGTCGTCCATCCCTGAGCCGCCGTCTCGCGTCCAGCTCGCAATCGCGTGCAACGTGCCGCCAAGGCGTGAAAACGGACCGAAATCAATCGATGTCGCCGCACCGGCCAGATTAGCCGCTGGCAGATACCACGCTTTCTGTGTGTCCTTTTGAATAAACCACAATCTGTTCTGGTGCACAGTGTGGCGCCAGAGATTGGATGCCGTCACGCCCGTGATTGTCGGCGTCGTCCAGGTCGATCCGTCATAATAGCGCGGCGCGTCGTACCCGTTTGTAATGTACAGAAATTGCCCGCCCGTCGTTGCGAACATCGTGCCGGTCCACATGCCAGAATTCAGGCTTGTGATGGATGCCGCACCGGCCGTGCCCGCCGTTGTCACATCGAAGATACTGTCGTCGGTCGCCGCAAACAGTTTCGCCGTTGTCAGCCCTTCATAGCCGAGCACCCGCCGCACCGCCGATCCAATCGCGGTGACATGCTCGGTGTATCCCGGCCGCGTGACCAAGCCCTCCTCATTGCTGATCACATTGCGCAGTGCAATCGCGTCGCGTGGCTCGAATTGAGACAATCCCCGATCGCTGATCCAACCCGTTGGCGCTGGGAGAAACCGCAACCGAGATCGTTGTGGGCGCCGCCGGACACGCGGCCGGGCTGGTGATAGCAGCATCACAGACCGTCGATCGTATCAGGCACGGCCGGTGCGCGTGGCCGTATAATTTTGGACGGTATCATGTTGATCACACGCTGGCCGCCGTCGTTGGCGCGGAGCGTGGCCACCCGGTGATCGTATTCGCGGACTTCTTCGGAGTAATCCAGTCCTTCGGACGCCCGAAGCCGCCAGACCACGCCAAGGGTGATCAGCTCGTCATCATCGATCAACGGGATATCGTCATCGGCGGCAAACGCCAGTCGATATGTGTCGGCGGCCGCATTCGTGCCAACGGCCTTCGAGACGTATTCATACGCGATTGTCTCACCGGCCGGTGGGACCGGCTCCATCAAAAACGCCCCGTCGCGAATGATAAACGCATCGTGCACGCGGCTTGTGACCTGCGCTTGGTGTGCCTGCCAGTCGTCCACCGACAACGGCCCCATCACTTGCCATGTGGTCGTCCGGTTCCAGATTGAGCCACGCACAAAGCGCCGGAAGTCACCGTCCGATGGCCACGCATTCGTCTGCTCGGCTTGCGCCACCGTGGCAAATGTGTGCTCGCGCCGCAGCGCCGTCCAATCGTGGACGTTGGCCAACTGCCGGCATGTGCGCGTGATCATGCGCAGCAGTTTGGTGTTGGTCGCATCGCTGGACGCGGAGAAAAGGCCAGACGGCGGCGGCAAGCTCACTTCCGCCGCCGCGTCCGTTGCGATGTCCAGGATTGATGCCATCAGGCGGCGGCCTCGTCACGGATGATATTGCCGTCCTCATCGCGAGGCAGCGGCTTGCGGCCGCGCTTCTTGGGCGCGTCGTCTTCCGGCTCGGTCTGTTCTTCCATCATCGCCATGAGCTGCGCCAACTGTTCGCGCATCTGTGCGTTGTCGCTTTCCAGCTCCGCGACCTTCGCGTCCCGTTCGCGCATGGTCTCAGCCACGACTTCAACGTCACGCATTTCCAACCACTTGCGCGCTTGCGCCGGAAGATTGCGTCGACCCGGCAGATTGATCCGCTCAATCACCGTATCTGGCGCTTCGATCAGTTCCTCGACCGTCTTGACACCCGCTGCCGTAATCGCTGTGATCTGGTGTTCCGTGAGTTGATGCCATGCGGCCAGTGCGGTGCCGTGCTCGGGAAACTCCTGGCCTTCCTTCCACGCCTTGTACTGCGGCATGATGTAATCGCGGAGCATGCACATTTGCACGGCGGCCTGGTCGTTGATCGGGTCTTCCGGCTCGCGGACCTTTTCGAATTCCTTGATCATCATCGGCGTCACCGCGCGTTGATCCTGGCCGGGCGCGTGCAGCAGCACATAATCGCGCGGTTCTGAAACCGTGCGCGTGACAGATGATCCGTTGACGTCAACAACGTGTCGTGCCGTGACATAGCGAGTTTCAAAACCTTTGACGACGGTCGGCGGTGCGAGATTGCTCATGGTGTCCTCAAATTAGGACGGGCGGCCGAAGCCGCCCGCCACCGTTGGTTAAAACGGGAAATCGCAAATCACTTCTTTGTCGGAGATATCGCCGGCATATGCGCAGATATGATCTGTCGCCGCGTCCGACACATCGAGCGTGCCATCCGTGGCGCCGTTTGGCGTCAGCGGATCGCCATCGGCGCCGGCCGTCAACGCCGTCTCAAGCGTGGCCGGCCCTTTGATCTGCACCCAACAGTATTCACCGTCTGCTGGCGCAGACACCAGAACACCGGCGCCAATCTCGACACTATCGGACAAGTCTGACGTGACCTGCGCATTTTTGTAGCCGTCAAGAGTGTAGTAATAGCAGACGTTACCAACGACGGCCGCAACGCTGCCGGCCCCGCTGTCATATTGCACATACTTGTACACCTTGAAGGCACCGTCGAAGTTTGCACCAACCACGCCGGGCGTGAATTGCGCGTCCGCATCCACCTGATCGGGCTTGAATGCTGTAATCCACATGGGTCTGACCCTTTCAGATTAGGTTGCGATATCGTGCAATTTGCCCTGCAGCGAGCGGTTTGCACAGCACATATTGCCCATCCAATAAATCGGGATGACAACCGCATCCTGATTGATTGGCGCTTTTTCCTCATCCTGATCCCAATCGGCATCTTCATGAACAATCATGTACAGATGCTTGGTATTCAGGAAGTACATGATTTCGGCGTTGGTGCCGAAATTCGTGTTGTTGTCGTGGATGACGGACGCCTTGTCGAACATCACAGCCTGGAAGCCAAGCTTGGCCATGTCCGCCGAGGCGTATCGCTGGTAATCCGTCAATCCGTTGACGTACAGCGAATACATATCGTTGGACGCAGTGATCAGGTCGACGTGATCGGGATGGCGCGTTGTCGCCGTGTACAGTGAGCGCATCGCCGCTTTGAGGTTGGCGAACGTCAGAGCTGTGCCGACAAGGGCGCCGTCCTGTGCAACCTCACCACCCGTAATTTCCTGAAACTTGTTCTTCCACCACGTGTACGTTGACGCATCAATCCCGCCCACCGTGCCGGTGCCGTCTGCGGTGATGATATGCGCCAACCCGCCGACTTGGTTTGTCAGCGCGCCGGACGAATAGATATCGACTGACATCGTATTCGCCGCCGTGGCGAAGGCCACTTCCAACCTGGCCTCAACCAGATCAATGAGCTTTTCGGTGCCCTTGTTCTGCTTCAGCTCGCGGCCCGTCGCCGTGACGTGCACGGCCGCTTGTTTCCAGTCGTACTTGGCGGCTGTCAGCACATCGCTCTGTGCAATATTGAGCGTATCGCCGCCCGAATACCGCTGATAGGTATCGTTTTCAGGATACGACAGCGGAACGGCGATTTCATATCCGCCGCCCTCTTTCTTGATATTGCCGCGCTCTTTCATGAGGCGCAGCAGTGCGTTGTGGTTGGTCACGTTGTCCGCAAGCTTGCGCTTGTGATTGCGCAAAGTTGTGGTGACCATTTCCGTAAACGTGGCGTTTGGGGATGCCATCGGTCAGGGCCTTATGATTTCGCGGCAATGGCGCGCATTTCATCCCGCCAATCTTTCGGGGCCTTTGACCCCTTGGACTGGCCCTTGATATTCGCGGTTTTGGATGCCTTCGCGCGCTTGATTGCATCGTCTGATGCAGGTTGCCGCTTCGGTTGCTGCCACGGCACCGGCTTGCCGTTCATTCGCAACGCCCGTTCCGAGGCCAGCTTGAGAACCGCACCCGGTCCCAGATTCGGATTGCGCTGCCGCACAGAAAAAATCTGATCCTGGATGTCATCCGCGTACTGTTCAAGGATCGGGTACTGATCAAGAACGTTGCCGACTGCCTGTTCATTTCGTTGCTGGAGCTGTTGGAACTGCGCTTCGCGGGCGGCCTGTTCTTGGGCGGCGCGCTGCTCTCGTTCCTGCCTCAACTGTGCTTCAATCTCACGCTGCCGCTGTTCGAGGCGTGTCACCTGCGGGTCAGGGGGCAACCCGTCATCGCTATACCCTGGCGAGCCATCTGCAAGGCTGGCGAAAGCATTGGCGAGGTATCCGAAGTCAGCACCGGCATCGACGTATGCCTGTGCGATATTGATCAGCGCGGTGTTTGGGTCCGCATTCAAGGACCGTTCGGCCGTGGTCCACATCGCAACGGCTTCGGCCGGATGCAGCTGGCGGCCCATGGCGCGCGAGTTCTGTTCAAGAATGTCGCGGGCGCTGTCGAACTCTTTCAGGATCGGATCGGAAAACTGGCGATAGCGCCCCATCTCGGTACGCTCTTGCTGCACGGCTTGTTCGACGTGCGCAATATACGATTGTACCGCTTCCGGTGCGGCCAACCAGTCCTCATCGGAAATCCGGTTGCCAACGGCGCGTGGTTTTTCGACGGCCGCCGAAGCCTCGTCCGCCTCGTCAATCTCGCCATCGGCTTCATCGCCAAGATCAAAATCGTCATCGTCTTCGGCTGACGCGTCGTCGTCGCTCAAATCAACGTCGGCATCGTCATCGTTCGCCGCGTCTGGCTGATCCCCGCCGGCCCGCGCAAACCGCCCGCGCTCGTCCCGTGCCCGTTGCTCTCTGGTCTCTGCCGGTGCCTCAGACTTCGACAGGATTGAGCGCATATCATCGCGCCACGCATCCCCCGACGATTGCGGCGCGGATGGTTCGGACGGGGGCGCGGTTTCAGTCGGTGCCGCCGTCTCAACCGAGACGGACTGAGCTGCTGTGTCTTCAAGCGCCATGTTTCACACTTTCATGCAATGGAAGACCGTGCTTCTTCGTGAAGCGTTTATTTAGATACGGTAACGGCTCTTTCGGCGGGTCCATCTCGACAGCGCCCGCGCGCTTCATGTCCTCGCGCCGTACCGCGCGGTCATCAATCAGCTTGCCGCTTGTCATGGATTCGTATTCCGGCATTTGCCGCATGACCTGCGGCGCCGCGATGGGTCCGGCCCGATCACCCTGATTGAGCATAGGCAGTCCGTCGCGCCCGACCCATTGGCCGTCGCGCCATTTGTATTTATTGGCTGGCATGGTTATTTCTTCGGCTTGAGTTTGGGCTGCGCCCACTTGCCAACGTCCTCGTCATAGGGACGCTTGGCACGCTTCGGCTGCGGTGCACGGATCAAGTGCGACACATCAAGCGGATCTTGCATCAAAGCTCTGGCAATCTTTTCGGCTGCCGCGCTATGCCTGGCCATTGGTGTACCCGTCGAATGCTTGCGCCGCGCGTTCCTGCATCCGCTGGCCTGCCTCGGCTTGCTTCAATTCAAAGTCCAGCCGCTTTTCAGCCATGGCCATCTGATGCAATTCGCGGCTCTGTTCGCCTTCAAGCTCAAGCTTGGCCATCTCCGCTTTCTGCTTTGGATCGTCTTGCGGCTGTTGCGCCTGCATCATCTGCTGTACGGCTTGCGGGACTTGCTGTTGCAATCCGTCAAGTGCATCCTCAGCCTGCTTGCCCAACCGGAATTGACGGCAGAATGCGGTGTACACTTCAACCAGCGGCACGGCCAATTGCGGCGCCTGCTGCAACGCGCCCATGGCCGCCGGCAGGAATTGGCTCGTCACCTGCATAAACAGGTTCATTTGCTCTTGTGAGCGTGTCATGTCGGCGCGGATCGTGCTGTCGGTTTCGACGTCAACCCGAAACCCGCGCATCTCCGGAGACTGCAACAACTGGATGGCCTGCGGAAACGCTTGCTGGTCTTCCGGCCTGGCTGGCAGCGCCGTCATTTGCGAGATCGCTTCAGGCTGATAGTTCGCCGCGATCACCTCGACTTTCATCCGGAACAGATCGCGGATCGTGTTTTGGATCTGCCGCTGCAACCGTTGCACGCGGACCGATCCCCATTGCGATTTGATCTGCTGCGCCGTGGCCGTTTCGTTGGCCTCGCTGACACCACGAACAATGTCGCTAATGCCCGTGACTTCGTAAATCGTTTGCTTGGTGCGCTCGCGCTGCATTTCGAGCTGTTGAATCGTCGCGGCAATCTGCTCAATCGGCCAGTAATGAATCAGATCGTCAATGCGAATGCCCTGGCCGATGTACGTCTCATCGAGCACGGCCATCTCGCCGTCATCAAGCGTGGCGACCTGATCGGCATACCGCGACAGACTGCCGGCCACTCCGCCCTTGACCTGTAGCAGCTTCGCCAGCGCATTGATTCGCCGCGTAACCGTATCGAGTTCTTCCGTCAGTTGCATTACGATCGTGTTCGGACAGATCGGCACCAGCGACGATGCTCGGCGCAACCGCTGCAACGGCGGCGGAACACAGAAGAAATTTTCTAGCCCGAGCACGTCATCCGAGATCGATAGCGGTCGCTCCCGGTCTTGCTCGGAAACCCAATAGATTTGCCGCGTGTCCCGGTCCCAGACTTCATAAACGACGGCGGTTTGATAAATGCCCTTGTCCTGGCCTGCCGACTTGTGACCACCGCGCGCGTTGCGCTCCCACGTCGGCCGATCGTCGTTGGCCTCGACCTCGGCCGGTTCGCCCATCGGCGCATCCGCACGGAGCTGGTCAATCTCGTCCTGCGTCAAGTTGTGTTCGAATGCGATCCACGGGACATCACGCCACCGGCGGCCTGGCCCCATGACAAACGAGCGCCAAGGCACGTATTCACACCAGACACGTTGATCCGAGATTGTGCCATCCGGTTGTGGTTCGCCGGAATAGCGCAGCCGGATCGTCCCGCGACCGGCCACCAGCGCATCGGTGATCACGGCTTCAATTTCGTCGTCGAATTCATACTGATCAAGCTGGTAATTGATCGCCCGTTCGCAGATGTCGACAACCAACTTTGCCACCGGGTCTGCGTCAGAGTATCGGCGGCGCACATCAGGCACGGGCGTTGAGTTGTATACGGCCGGAACGATGGTCTCCACATTGGAATGCAAAATGTTAAACGCCGTGTTGGCGTCGTCCCCTTCATACAAGCTTTCGGCGGCCTCAGCCTGATCGCGCCAATCTTCTTCCGCCTTCCGCTGGCGTTCGATTTTCTGCAACCACAGAGCGGCAAAGCTAATGCCTTGCTCTTGTGCATCGGCGTCGCTTTTGATGTGGCCCGTCGAATTTGGAAGGCTCAAGAGAATTTCATTCCTTGCTGTGTGGTCTCACCCCCGCCTGAGACGAGACCGAGCGAAACCGTTTTCTAAGCAGCGCGGTTTTGACGGACCTTGCGTTTTAAGAAGTCCTGAATCCGGGCGTCCAGATCCATGTTTGACTTGAGGCGGCCGTCGCGCACTTGCATCGCGGCAACCTTTGGCGCGGCCGGCTTCGGCTCTGGCTTCAGCTCGCGCCACGCCATCGCCATGTACCGGAACGCATCAGCCGCGTGTGATGTCCAATCATGGAGCGGGCGCGCCTTGAAAACCTTTCGTTTGTCGTCGAATTCCGTGCGATACTGGCGCAGTGCCTCAAGCCCGTCTTTGCAGCGTGTGCGGTCGATCCACATATTCTCGAACGAAATCCGCGCCGCGTTGATCCCATCGTCCACAGTGTGGTTCGGGACAATCTGCGGACTTGGCGCGTCCAACATCTTCAGTGTCTCAAGGCGTGTGCGCCCGGTGCCCAGCTCTCGGGCCATGGCATCATGCGGCAGGTACGTCTTGCCTTCGGCCCATTGCTTTGCCCATGGCTTAGCGGCCAGCACGTTGATGTAGTGCAGCAGCGGTTGCCCGTGGCTTTCGTAGTAGTCGACGATCCGCAATCCATCTGGCGCCGTCTGGAATGCCCAAATCGCGGTGCTATCGCCAATCCCCAAGTCCCAAGCCGTATTGACGGGCAAGTTCGGGTCAACGTCGACATCGCAGATGCGGCCGGCGATGTCGGCGTTGGTGATCTCTTTGCCGTAGTAACTGCCGACGACGGCGGCGCTGAAGTCGCATTCCATCTCTTGGGCGTATTGCTCTGGCGTCAGTGTCTCGCGGACGTCTGCAAGTTCGTCGGCATCAAGCAATTCGCTCTGGCTGGCCTTCAGCACCATCGCGAACCAGTTACCGCTCGCCTTGGCTTCCTGGAACTTTTCGAAGAAATCGTTGCGCCCTTTTGGCGTGCCAATGAACACCGCCCAACCTTTGCGATCGGCCAGCATTGGCCGGATGACTTCTGGCCATGCCCTCGGGTCCATGTCGCCGTATTCGTCCAGGATCACGCCATCAAAGTAGGCGCCGCGCATCCGATCATAGTTGTCAGCGCCGTACAGTCTGATGCGTGCCCCGTTGTGCGCGAAGTCAACGCGAAGCTCGCTTTCGTTGATTGTCGCGCCTGGCACTTTGGCTGCGTACATTTTCAGGTAGGTCCAGGCTGCATCCTTTGCCTGGTTATAGAACGGTGCGACGTATCCAAACCGCCCATTGACGGTGCGGAACATCAGCGCGCGATGTAGGAGATCCATGACGCATGCGACGGTCTTGCCGGCGCGTCGGTGAGCAACAATGCAAGCCCAGCGGTGTTGGCGCAGATGGAACGCCGCGAATTGCCAGCGGCATTCGTAGCCCAGCTCAATCGTTTTCGGCATCGCTGACGATGAACTTCAACAGCTGCTTATCGGTGATCCCGACGTCATCAAGTGACACCGTTGGTACGCCCGTGACGACAACAGGGCTGTCTTGATCGCCGGAATGCTGTGTCATCGCGAGGCGTGGGTGCAAGTATGGCGCAGCCTTGGCCGCATACTCTGCGGCGGCTTCCAAATCGTTGGCCTTGCGTGCTTTCATCATGGCCTCGAGCATGACATCAAGCGGCATTGTTCCGCCTGTCAAAGCTTCAACGCTTGCGCGGAGTTTGGCCTTTTTGGCCTTCGCGCCACGTGGCCGTCCAGCACCAACGCGCTTTCCGCCTCGTTTCGGTTTGATTGTTTCGGACATAATCAAAGTTCCGGTTGTATATCAGTCTCTTAATTCAAATTCAAATCCGCGCGCGGATTAACCAACCTGCGATATCGCGGAC